CAATGTTGTACTTGGTATTATCCAAGCAGTTATGCAGATCATTACTGGTGATTGGTCAGGAGCTTGGGAAACCATCAAGGGAGTATTCTCTACTGTATGGCAAGCTATTCAAAGCATTGTTCAGACCATTTTATCAGCCATTCAGAGCTACATTTCAAATATTCTCAACGGCATTTCAGGAACTGTCTCAAATATTTGGAACGGTATCAAGGATACTGTCTCAAATGTGTTAAATGGTATATCTGGTACAGTATCAAGTGTTTGGGAAGGTATCAAGAGTACTATTTCAGGAGCTATCAATGGTGCAAAAGATGCTGTATCTTCAGCTATTGAAGCTATCAAGGGATTGTTTAACTTCAGTATCAGTTGGCCACACATCCCACTACCTCACTTTTATGTGAGTGGTTCGGCCAATCCATTAGATTGGTTGAGTCAAGGTGTTCCAAGTATTGGAATTGAATGGTATGCCAAAGGCGGTATCATGACAAAACCGACCATTTTTGGAATAAATGGTAATAACATGATGGTTGGTGGCGAAGCTGGGAATGAAGCAGTATTACCGCTTAATGATAAGACACTTGGTGCCATCGGTCGGGGCATCGCTCAGACTATGGGTGGAACTTCACCGACCATCAACATTACTATTACTGGTAACACCGTCAGAGAAGAAGCTGACATCATTCGGATTGCTGATGAGGTGGCTCAGCGCATTGCTGACGAGTTGCAACGTAAGACACAATTGAGAGGAGGGTTTACATGATAAAGCATAATGAGCTTGTGATTGACGGTGTGCGAACATCGTCTTTTCCGTTTAAAGTCATTGTCCATGACTCTCCTTCAATCGCTCTGGGAGAGAGCAAGACGGCTCTCTTGGAGCATGGTGGTATCAGTGGAGCAATCGTTCAGACAAACAAGCATAGGGAACTGGTCAAGAAACCTTATACGATTTACTTGGTCAAACCTACTGAAGAACAGATGAACCAATTTATGAGTCTGTTTATCCGTGAAAAGTTCTGGCTAGAGAGTGAGCGAGTCAAAACAACTCGTCTTTGGTGCTATAAGGTCAATGTGAGCGACCTTGAAGAAGTGCAACCTGGTCTTTACATGACCAAAGCAACCTTCACTTGCCACCCTACAAAATACTTCAAAGGCTCCGATACACAGAGATTGACAAGAAGTGGGACCTTGACCGTTCAAGGTTCTGCTCTTGCATTTCCTAAAATCACAATCGTTGGCCAGAGTGCTTCTGAGACTTCGTTCACAATCGCTGGTCAGGTCATCAGGCTTGAAAAGCTCTCAGAATCGCTTGTGATGGTCAATAATCCTGACAATCCTAGCTTCAAAACGACAACAGGGAAGGCAGTGAAATGGTCAGGGGATTTTATCACAGTTGATCCAGCGAAAGTGAAGAATGTTGGGGTTGTTTTAGGTCCAGGTATTCAATCGATTGAAATCGAAACAGTTTGGGGGTGGGCATAATTGCTTTATTTACTTGATAAAGATGTAAGAACTGTTCGATGGAACGGGGAGCCACTTCATGAAGCGACTTCAGCGATTGTTAAAGAAACCATGAATGGCGATTTCACCTTAACTGTGAAATATCCTATTTCTGACTCTGGTATTTATCAGCTCATCCAAGAAGATATGCTGATAAAGGCTCCGACTCCTGTTTTAGGGGCGCAGCTATTTCGCATCAAGAAACCTGTTGAGAACAATGACCATCTGGAAATCACAGCCTATCACATTTCAGACGATGTGATGCAACGGTCGATCACACCAATGAGTGTGACTAGTCAGAGTTGTGGCATGGCTCTTTCTCGCATGGTACAAAACACCAAAACGGCTCTTGGGGACTTCTCATTTAATAGTGATATTCAGGACCGTAGGACCTTCAACACGACTGAGACAGAAACCCTGTACTCTGTATTGCTGGACGGTAAGCATAGTATTGTCGGAACGTGGGAAGGCGAGTTGGTTCGTGATAATTTCGCTCTGACAGTGAAGAAGAGTCGTGGTGAGAATCGTGGTGTTGTTATTACAACGCATAAGAATCTGGAGGATTACCAACGTACAAGAAGCAGTCAGAATGTTGTAACAAGAATCCATGCTAAATCGACGTTTAAGCCTGAAGGCGCTGAAAAAGAAACGACTATCAGAGTGACTGTTGATAGCCCCCTTATTAACTCTTATCCTTACATTAATGAAAAAGAGTACAAGAACAACAATGCAAAATCTGTTGAAGAGTTGCAGAAGTGGGCACAGGCTAAGTT